CCGCAGACAGCCTTTATTTATGCCATTTTCAAAGGAGGTTATACATGAAGGAATTCTGGGCGATCATACAACTCATCTTTACCGCCATCGGAGGATGGATCGGTTACTTTCTCGGCGGCTGCGACGGACTTATCATCGCGCTTGTCGTCTTCGTGGTCTGCGACTACATCACAGGCATTCTGTGTGCCATTTCCGATAAGAAGCTCTCGAGCGAGGTCGGCTTCAAGGGAATCTGCCGCAAAGTGCTGATATTCATTCTGGTCGGCGTCGGGAACATCCTCGACGTGCAGGTACTCGGGCACGAAGGCGTCTTAAGAACCGCCATCATCTTCTTCTACCTATCAAACGAGGGCCTTTCCCTCACGGAGAACGCGGCGCATCTCGGGCTACCGATACCGGAAAAACTGAAAAACGTACTGGAACAGCTTCACGACAGAAGCGACAAGGAGGAATGACCTATGGCTTATAAAGGAATCGACGTGTCTGTCTGGCAGGGAGACATCGACATGAACAAAGTAAAAGCGTCAGGTATCAGTTTCGTCATCATACGAGCAGGATACGGCGCAGGCAACAAGGACAAATGGTTCGAATCAAACTACAGGAAAGCAAAGGCCGCAGGGCTTCATGTGGGTGCCTATTGGTACAGCTACGCCTCATCTGCCGATGGGGCGAAACAGGAGGCCCGGGCATTCTCGAGCGTTCTCTCCGAAAAGCAGCTCGATTACCCTGTTTATTTCGACATTGAGGAAAAAAGTCAGCTTTCCCGTGGGCAGGCGTTCTGCTCGAATCTCATCACGGCGTTCTGCACGGAGATGGAAAGACTCGGCTACTTTGCCGGGTTCTATACTTCGCTTTCGAGCCTGAACTCCGTGGTATCCGAGTCGGTCAGGAAGCGTTTCACCGTCTGGGTAGCGCAGTGGGCTTCGAAATGTTCTTACTCCGGTGCTTATGGCGTCTGGCAGTGCTCCTCGAACGGATCCGTTCCCGGCATCAACGGCAGAGTCGACATGGACTGGTGTTACATCGACTTTCCTACGGTTATTAAAAACGGAGGATTCAACGGATACGCGAAAAGCACAGCGTCCGGAAGCACTCCGGCAGCGCCTGCAAGGAAATCCGTCGACGAGCTTGCCTCTGAGGTGATTGCTGGGAAATGGGGAAACGGTGCAGACAGAAAAAGCCGTCTCACCGCCGCCGGATACGACTACAACACCGTGCAGGACAAGGTCAACGAGAAGCTTGGAACGACTTCTAAGCCATCGGCGGTTTATTACGTGGTAAAACGCGGCGACACCCTTTCCGGCATTGCCAGCCGATACGGGACGAGCGTCTCCGCCATCCAGAAGCTCAACAGCTCGCTCATCAAAAACGTGAATCTCATCCAGATAGGCTGGAGGATCCGCGTGAAGTAAATATCTCATTCTGTATGCCCGTGGGTGTTCCCTAACCGGAATGCTCACGGGCTTTTTTATTTCCGCTCAAACTCCCGCCCTTTCTCCAGTGGAAAGTGACGGGAGGTGTTGTCATGAACACAGAACAAAAAGAACAAATATGCCGCCTTCGCAAAGAAGGATATGGATATGCATCGATAGCTCGAGCGCTGGGGCTTACCAAAAGCCAGGTCTCGGCTTATTGCAGACGAAACTATCTCACCGGCAGGCTCGCCGATCCAAATGATGGAAATACTCCGGGTGCAGCTTACTGCCAATGCTGCGGAAAGCCACTCATGCAACACCCCGGACGAAAGGAAATGAAGTTCTGCTCGGATGCCTGCCGCCTCAAATGGTGGAACAGTCACCCCGGCGACGTCAATAAAAAGGCGTTCTACACATTCACCTGTGCCTGCTGTGGAAAGACTTTCACAGCCTATGGAAACCGTCACCGCAAGTACTGCTCCCACGCCTGTTATATCCAAGATCGGTTCAAAGGCGGTGGCGGACATGAATGATGAGCAGTTCGAACGCGAAAAGCTCTATCAGGCGAGTATGGAAATGTTCCATGCGATGCTGGCCCAAGGGCTCATCACTGAAGACGAATACTCGACCATTGAATCCAAAATGCGTGAGAAATACAGCCCGATAATCGGCACATTATTATCCCCATAACGCTTGCTATGTGTCTGTTTCAGAGTGATATATGGACAAGACGAAAGGAGTGATACCATGCCGAAAATCACAAAAATAGAGCCAAAGGTCAAGGCTCTTCCGGCGCGGAAAAAGGTGGCAGCATACGCCCGTGTTTCTATGGAGACCGAGCGGCTTCACCACTCCCTCTCCGCACAGATAAGCTATTACTCGGATCTGATCCAAAAGAATCCGGAATGGGAGTATGCAGGCGTCTACGCCGACGAAGGCATCAGCGGCACCAGCACGACAAAGCGACCGGAATTTTCGAGGATGCTTGAAGACTGCGAGGCCGGGAAAATCGACATCATCCTCACCAAGAGCATATCGAGATTCGCCCGGAACACAGTCGATCTTCTGAAAACCGTCCGGCACCTCAAGGAGCTGGGCATCGAGGTCCAGTTCGAGAAAGAACACATCAATTCACTGTCCGGCGATGGCGAGGTCATGCTGACGCTGCTCGCCTCGTTCGCACAATCTGAATCCGAAAGCATCTCAACCAATGTGAAGTGGGGAATCCGCAAGCGCATGCAATCAGGCATTCCCTATGCCAATGGACACATGCAGGTTTATGGTTACCGTTGGGAAGGCGACGAGATGGTCATCGTCCCTAAAGAGGCTGCCATCGTGCGGCGCATATACCAGAACTTCCTTGACGGGAAATCGCGACTGGAAACGGAACGGGAATTTGCTGCAGAAGGAATCAACACGAGACAAGGATGCCGATGGACCGATTCCAATATCAAACTGGTTCTCACGAACATCACATACACCGGCAACATGCTTTTCCAAAAAGAGTTCGTTTCAGACCCGATCGAAAAACGTAGGCGCAAGAACCACGGCGAGCTTCCACAATATTATGTGGAGAATACGCATCCTGCCATCATCGACAAGGAAACATTTGATCATGTTCAGGCTGAAATGGCTCGCTGCAGAAAGCTCGGACCACTGGCAAATAAAAGCCTGAATACCTGTTGTTTCACCGGAAAGATCAAATGCCCTTACTGCGGCTTAAGCTATATGCACGAACACAGGACTAAAAACGGCAACTACCAAGAATTCTGGGTCTGCGGCAGCCGAAAGAAAAAGAAGGTCGGCGATGGATGTCCCGTCGGCGGTTCCATCAACCACAAGAATTTGCAAAAAGCCTGCGCCGAAGTATTAGGCATCAGTGAGTTTGATGAGGATGTTTTTCTGGAACGGATTGATCACATAGACGTTCCGGAAAGATATGTGCTGAGATTCTACCTGAAGGATGGAACGATCGTTACAAAGCCCTGTCCGAACACCGGCCACCAAGACTGCTGGACCCCGGAATACCGAGCAGAGACGTCAATGAAACGGCGTGCAAACCCCGGTGCCAAAGGAGCAACCGGCCTGACCGGAAGGATCAAATGCGCTGCCTGCGGCTGTAACTTCCGTCGCTGCACACAGCCTGCCTCCAACACAAACAAGTCGAAACTTCACTACTGGCGTTGCGCCGAACACAGCAACGGCTGCATTACCGTTGGGCTTCGCGAGGATTCTCTGAAACCGCTCATCGCGGATGTGATGGGGATTCCCGAATATGATGCGGAAAAGTTCAAGAATCGGGTTGAGGCCATCTATGTGAAGGACAAGGACCTTCTTGAATTTCATTACAAGGATGGCCGTATAAAAACGACTCGCTATGTTCCTCCGGAAAGGACATTCACTCCCCGTAGCGAAGAATCCCGGGAGCATATGCGCAAACTGATGCAAGAGCGATGGACACCGGAATATAGAGCTGAAATGAGTGCAAAGATGAAGAAAATCAGGAGTGAGAAATTTTGGAACAGCAAAAGAAAGTAACCACAATCCCGGCGTCGCGGACACGCTTTTCATCCACCCCTATCACGGAAAAGAAGAAACGCAAGGTCGCCGGATACGCCCGAGTCTCGACAGATCACGACGATCAGTTCACCAGCTACGAGGCACAGATCGACTACTACACAAACTACATCAATTCCCGTGACGACTGGGAATTCGTGAACGTCTACACGGACGAGGGAATCAGCGGCACCGGCATCAAGAAAAGAATCGGATTCCAGAGCATGATCGAGGACGCACTCGACGGGAAGATCGACCTCATCATAACCAAGTCCGTCAGCCGTTTCGCCAGAAACACCGTGGACAGTCTGACCACTATTCGAAAGCTCAAGGACCACGGTGTCGAATGCTACTTCGAGAAGGAAAACATCTGGACTTTCGATGGCAAGGGCGAGCTTCTCATAACGATCATGAGTTCCCTTGCGCAGGAGGAATCGAGAAGCATTTCCGAGAACTGCACTTGGGGTCAGAGAAAACGATTCGCGGACGGCAAGGTGACTGTTCCATTCAACCGGTTCCTCGGATACGACCGCGGTCCGAACGGGGAGCTTATTCCGAACGAGAAGGAAGCCGAAATCGTGAAGCATATCTATCGGATGTTCCTGCAAGGTATGACCTACAACGGAATCGCCAAAAAACTGACCGCCGATGGCATCAAGACACCGGGCGGCAAGGACAAATGGAGCATCAGCACTGTCAGGTCCATCCTCTCCAATGAAAAATACAAGGGCGACGCCCTGCTGCAAAAGTCCTACACCGTCGACTACCTGACGAAGAAGACAAAAGTCAATGAGGGCGAGATCCCGCAATACTATGTGGAAGGAGACCACGAGGCTATCATCCCTCCTGAGACATTCGACATGGTCCAGCGCGAAATGGAAAATCGCGGCAAAGGCAGGAAATACCACAGTGGGATTCACCTGTTCTCCAGCAAGATCCGCTGCGGACAATGCGGCTCCTTCTATGGCTCAAAAGTCTGGCATTCAACCGACAAATACCGTAAGGTGATCTGGCGCTGCAACCACAAATACGATGGCGGGGAGAAATGCAGCACACCGGCCCTAACGGACGACGACGTGAAAGCCGCATTCCTGTCAGCTGCGAACAAGCTCCTCGCAACAAAAACCGAAGTCATCACCAACGGCAAGGAGATGCTGGGCCTGCTTTTCCAGACAGACGTGATGGAACAAAAACGCGACAGCCTGATCGAGGAGGCGCAGGTCGTCGCCGACGCCGTCCAGCAGAACATTGCGGAGAACGCCCGCACCGCGCTCAACCAGACCGACTACCAGAAACGCTACGACGATCTCGCTGCCCGGTATGACAAGCTCAAGAAGGAAATCGACGAACTCAGCGACAAGATACAGGAGACGCAGTCCCGGAAGGCCGGTGTCGAAGACTTCCTCAAGGCATTCGAGAAAACGTCTGAAACCCTGACGGAATTTTCCATTGACACATTCAACGGACTGGTCGACCATCTCACCGTCTACGCCAAGGATGACATCCGCGTGACCTTCCGGAACGGTCAGGAAATCAAGGCATAAGAATAGCCTGGCTATCAGTAGCATCACTGATTGTCAGGCTGTTTTTTATGTCTATAGACAAACTGGAATTTTATTCTTTGTCGTTCAAAAGCTTATTTACTCTTTCAACTGGAAATCTGTCTTCAATGTCAATTATTTCAAACAAATTTAGGGGTAATTCTTTCTCCCCAATCAGAGTAAGATATTCATTAACAGCTCTGCGGTCAATCATAATTTTCCCATGACCGGCCCAATGACGATTGCTCTCTCTCTTTTTCAAGCCAGAAATCCAATATTCATCGCCGTTTTCAATATCTACATAGTTAGAATAACCACCATTATATTTTTGAAAAGCATGGTCATTAAAGTAAATGGTTTTCTTGGTTTTTGAAGTTTTCACATATCCAATCCATGCTGGACCATCATCAGAATATCCTGTTTTTAGTTCAATATACATTAAATCTTTAATCATTTATATCACTCCTAAATTCTAATTTATCTTTCTCTTCTATGTCTTTCGATCAGTAAAAGGATAAACATGCCTAACCATATGACCCATGCGATCAATGTTCCCTTTATAGGAAAAATGAAGTCAATAGCAGCTCCAATGAAAAAGGGAATCGACCATAGCATCATATGCTTTCCGTAATCCTTACACATTTTCTTCTCATCATATTTTTTGCGTTCTTCAGCGGACTTCATATTATAGCCTGTTAAGAAGTTCGCTGCTTTCCCATTTGATCTGTAAAACAAGAACCCAATCAAAAAGAAAATAGCAGCCATTACCAGGTCCAGGATTATGCAGGATTCCTTTAACGACATATTCATTTACCCCCTGATTCTCTATTCACTTACACTGACTATGTATCATGTACCACGCTCGTGATCACTGCTCTTGCAATCTCTCAAAGCTTGAGGTCGCAATTTGCGGCCTCAAGCGATTTCGTCTACAAGTCAAACATACCATAAAGCGCCCAGGGAGGACAATGAATACTTCTCACTTTGCCTTTTCTCAAAGAGAAGGATCTTCTGCTTTCAAGGCTTTTCCTGCTGTCTGCACGCAAAAAGGCACTCCCTCTCAGATTGATTCTGAAAAGGAGTGCCTTGAAGGTTTTTTACCTGTGATTTTCCCCGGATCAATACAGCTTTGCGCCGGCCGGGATATGGTTGTCAACCATCAGAAGATGAAGTTCTTCGTCTTCGCTGTCCTTCTTGTTGTTCACAGCGGAGAGAAGCATTCCGCAGGAGTCGATGCCCATCATCTTTCTCGGCGGGAGATTGGTGATGGCGATCAGGGTCTTTCCGACCAGCTCTTCCGGCTCATAATAAGCATGAATTCCAGAAAGAATGATGCGGTCAGTGCCGGTTCCATCGTCCAGGACGAACTTCAGAAGCTTCTTGGACTTCGGAAACAGCTGAGCATTCTTTTACCTTCACCGCCCGGAAATCGGATTTGCTGAAGGTGTCGAAATCGACCTGCTCCTCAAAGAGCGGCTCAATCTTCACGTTTGAGAAATCGATGCTGTCGTTCGGTGTGAAGAATCCGCTCCTGTCTTCAGAAGCGGCCTTCTCTCCGGCTGCTTCTCCATCGGCATCTTCTCCGCTCTCTGCCTTCGCAGATGATGAAGAAGCTCCGTTTTCAGCCGAAGCCGCTGAGGTTCCGTTGCGGAGTGTCGGGACGAAATGGTACATCATTCACTTGCTGTTCTATCATCTGCCAAGTTCTACTGATATATTGTTTGAAGCCCATTTTTAGGCTTTCCTATCTCCTAAACGTACACCCTCGGAGCAGCATTATTTGTAGAAATTGGTGTAAATGATGTAAGTCTAAGGGCATCTGCCGAAAAGTGCTGATCTTCGCTTTGGTATTCTGTCCTTCAACACGAACACCATAGCTGCGCCAAGACAGGTCCCCAGAAATGGCAAAATGATTCCTATCCAAACCTGCGTGTTCATTTCAATCACCTCTTAGGGCAGGTAGCAAAAAAAGCAATTTCATCTAAATCCCTTATTTTTTTAAAATCCTCATAGCATTGATAACGGCAATAATGGTAACACCTACATCGCCAAATACTGCTTCCCACATCCCTGCAATACCGAGAGCACCGAGGATCAGGAACACGCCTTTGATTCCAAGGGCAATCACGATATTCTGCGTGACGATCTTCTTGGTCGCCTTGGCCACGTCTATAGCCTCTACCAGTTTTCCCGGCTCATCCGTCATCAGTACGACGTCGGCGGCTTCGATAGCGGCATCGGAGCCAAGACCGCCCATTGCAATACCGACATCCGCACGGGCAAGCACCGGGGCGTCATTGATACCGTCACCGACAAAGGCCAGTTTACCGCCCTGTCTTTTTTGGCTGTCCAAAAGTTCAACCTCTTCTACCTTCTGGTCAGGCAAAAGCTGGGCATGGTATTCATCCAGTCCTAATTCGTCAGCAACCGCCTTGGCGATCTTCTCATCATCGCCGGTAAGCATAACAGTCTTTTCTACGCCTATCCGCTTCAAATCGGAAATAGCTTTCTTGCTGTCCGGCTTCACTTCATCCGCAATCAGGATGCAACCGGCATACTTTCCGTCAACAGCGACATAAGCCTTTGTGCCGGCTTTCTCACACGGAGTATAAGAGATGCCTTCCGCGTCCATCAGCTTGCTGTTTCCGGCAAGAACATTTCTGCCACCGTCGTTCACGCTGATACCATGGCCCGAAACCTCTTTGTAATCAGAAATCGTGTTCTGGTCGATTTCTTTGCCAAAGGCCGTGAGAATGGACTTTGCAATCGGATGGTTGGAAAAGCTCTCCGCTTTCGCTGCATATTCAAGCACCTGATCTGCGGTGAACCCGTTTTCCGGGAAAATATCGGTTACTTTGAAAACGCCTTTGGTAAGCGTTCCCGTCTTATCGAAGACAACCGTGCTGACTTTATTTAACGCTTCCAAATAGTTGCTGCCTTTCACCAGCACACCGTGCTTGGATGCAGCGCCAATGCCGCCGAAGAAAGTCAGCGGAATGGAAATGACCAGTGCGCACGGGCAGGAGATAACGAGGAACACAAACCCTCTGTGGAGCCAATCAGCCCACGCGCCGCCAAACGCCAACGGAGGAAGAATGGCAAGAATTGCGGCCATGATCACAACTACAGGAGTATAGTACCGGGCAAAGGTTGTAATAAAGTTTTCCGTAGGTGCTTTTCTGCTCGAAGCATTCTCCACCAGATCAATGATCTTGGAAACGGTGGATTCTCCGAAAACTTTCGTGACCTGAATCGTCAATACGCCGCTCTGATTGATGCAGCCGGAAAGTGCGTCATCACCCTTACGGACACTTCTCGGAACAGATTCGCCGGTAAGAGCCTTGGTATCGAGCATGGATTCCCCGTCAAGCACAACGCCGTCCAGAGGAATCTTCTCGCCTGGCTTCACAACAATGACTTCTCCGACCGCAACCGTCTCCGGCGCAACGGTGAGAAGTTCACCGTTTCTCTTTACCGTAGCCGCATCAGGGCGAATATCCATCAGGTCGGCAATGGACTTTCTGGAACGCTGAACAGCCAGATCCTGAAACAGTTCCCCAATCTGGTAGAACAGCATGACGGCAACCGATTCCGGGTATTCACCAATGGCAAATGCACCGACGGTGGAAAGGGTCATCAGGAAGTTTTCATCAAAGACTCGGCCCTTAAGGATATTCTTTAAGGCTCTCAGCACAACGTCGTAGCCAAGAATGATGTAGGATGCGATCAGGAAACCAAGTTCCACCGGCAGCGGTACCTTGGCAAAGACTGACAGGACTATGCCAACCGCATAAAGGACAGCGCCAACACTCAGTCGGATGATTTTCTTCTTGGGGTCACCGTCATCATCGTCATCGTCATCATCTGCCGCGGTATTTGTTTTCCCAGCAGCGGCGGCTTCGGGCACATACTCTGAAACGGGAATATCCGGCTCATGGCTGTGGACAATGGTTTCTATTTTTCCCATTATCGTACTCGCAGCATCCGACGCCACTTGAATTGTCAATGTCTGCTTCATCAGGTTGACAACGGACGAAGTCACCCCGTCCAGCTCTCCAACCTCTTTTTCGATTTTTGCGGAGCAGTTCGGACAGTCCAACCCTTTCAGTAAATACGTTTTTGTAACCGGTGCGGCTGTTTTCTCCTGAACCTCCACATCTGGCTCGTGACTGTGGACAATGGTTTCAACATTGCCCGCTATCGTACTCGCGGCACTCGGTGTCACATTAACTGTTAATGTCTGCTTCATCAGATTGACAACAGAGGAAGTAACCCCATCCAGTTCCCCGACCTCCTTTTCAATCTTTGCGGAGCAGTTCGGGCAATCCAGCCCTTTCAGCATGAAAACTCGTTCCATAATGGCCTCCTTGTATTTTTGCTTTATTGCTCAATCATTCAACTATGAATGTAAAAATATATTCACTACTCCCGCAAATGC